TCGTTGTAAGGCTGTATATCGGCCTCAGAAGCGTAGTTTGCGGAGTACAATGCAAAGTTCTTCAATGCAAATGGAAAATCGCCTGTAAACGTCACGTAGACCTTCTCATCGGCCGTATTAGACACAAGATACTTAAAGGGAGTGAAGCCAGACAAAGATTCAAGCACAACAGGCGTTCTCACAATCTCACCGACTGTAATAGTCATTGTGACGCTTCCCTTTAGTTCGAAGTACATTGAACGTGCTTTCTCCGCTGAATATTCGATTGTGCCACGCTCAACACCCTTGATGTTCTCTCCGTTAGGAACAAGGTTCTTAACAGGGATATGCGCTATGTCAATGCTCTTGATGATAAACTTGCCCGCAGTTGCAAGCATCTGTAACGCTTCATTCGCTGCGCCAGGCATAGCGGATATATACTCTCTCGTACTGTTGTCAGTAGGAATAGTCGTAGATCCGTTATTCGTTGCATACAACTTCTGCAAGGTTTTCAGTTTTATGTCACCCCATGTAATGATAGGTAATGCCATCTCTTTATCCTCTTAAAGACCTAACTTCTCAATAATGGCCTTCTTCATAGCCATACCCGTACTCTTTTCAAGTCCGAGTTTGTCACATACCTTTTCAAGTTCTGCGTTGTTAAGTCTGTTGATCTCTGTTTTGGTGTACTTGTTGAAACTATCAAGTTTAGCAGGAGCATCCGCTTTCGGCTCTGCCTTGACTTCTTCCTTGACAGGCTCAGGCTTTTTAGCCATCGCTTCTTCATAGGCGTAAGAATTGCCTACATCAATCTTGATCCTTTTCGATTCATAGGCTCCCGGCAGAACTGCCGTAACCTCATAAGTGCTATTCCCTTCTATGAAGGTATCTCCGACCTTAAGTCCAGTAGGTATCATATTCTCTCTCCTTAAAGGAAAGCCCCGACACCTCGTAATGAAGTGCCGGAGCCTCACATAGCCGATTATGACAGCGTAGTACCAACAGAAGCGCCACCAAGAATAACCTGACGCCAGTTGTTTGCACCGATGCTGAAACGTGCATATCCGTTGTAGATCAGGTTGCGTGAATGAATGTCAACGTCATTCTTCACATCAAGTGCAACTCTGTCGTAGAATACAACGCCATTGTATGCCTTGTTAGCATCGTCAGACATAAGGATATAAGGAGCGGAGCCTGCGGCTGCCTCCCAAAGAGGATCTACCACAAGTTTCCACATGCCCTTCTGAGTGTTGACATCGTTGTTGTTGGAAGCAATTATGTGATCGGATGCGATCAGTCTCTTAATTGTTTCCTCTAACTGCCAACAGTTGCCGGGGATGATGATCTTGTTGAAGGTGAATCCTGTTACGTTGCCTGATTCATTCTTAAAGTTACGACCGATAGATGCAAGTCTGATAAGGATATCAGCGCTGAAAGCGTTGGTGAATACGTTAGACTGTGTAGCAACATCGGACTTAACAGAAGAATGGTCAGTAGCAAACAGGCCCTTGCCATCGCCAGTAGCACGATCAAGACCAGTCTTAGAGCCGTAAGAGAAGGTTGCGCCTTCTGCGGAGATGAAGTTAGTTGCGAACTGGCAACGTGATCTCTTGTAGGAATTAACCATCTCACGAGCCATAGTTTTCATTCCGTCAATATCTCCATCATCGTTCATTTCCTTAGTCATGTGTACTTCATTAGTGAACGCACTGTGAACGATAAGTTTAGGAGTACCTTCCTGAAAATCGTTAAGGGCTGCGCTATCGCCCTCGTTTGTGATCTCGAAGTTTCCGAGAGAAGTGAGAGAACTCTGCTTCTCAGCGTACTTCTTAGATTTCTTTTCTACTGCGATCTCGCCAACGAGTTTGTCATACTCAGTTTTCTCAGCGTCAGTATCAAGAAGAACTGCGTTAAGTACCTGAGCCACGGGCTTCCAGAGATCATCATTAAGCGCACTGTTTTTTGATATTGTAATAGCCATAGTGCTTATCTCCCTTCAATTATTCAAACTTAACTACTACTTCGCTACCAGAGGTAGAACCAACTGCCTCAATGACAGTAGCCACACCATTAGTAGTTGTAGAGGTTACAGAAGCGCTATCCGTATGGATAGTTACCTTTGAGCCAACTACCAACTGACCATCAACGGCCTGAGTAGTTACATACTCCTGATCGGGGTAGATGGGCTGTACTGCAACAGTATCGGCAGTAGTCTTTGTGCCTTTCTCTACAACAACGTATGCAGGAGCGGCAGTGCCGGAAACTTTAGTGATCCTGCCACTGGAAATAGCAGCAACTTCGCCAACTGCGAATGTAGCAGCAGCAGAAGGGAGTTCCTTTATGATGGGGGTATTGCCCTTGTCCATCCTTTTTAACTTGAACATACTTTTTTCCTCCTATAGAGTTTTGTTATACAGTTTCTTGAGTTCGGCCGCAGACTTGTTTGGAAATGCGTCTTTCCACATATCAAGTTCTGATACAGGAATATCAACTCCATCATCGGGTGTTGCCACTCCGTTTACTGGATTGAGATGGGATTTCCCTTTAGCCTGATTGATGGCCTGTTGCGTTATAGCCGCTTGCTGTTCACTGCTTACTTTTCCGTAATTAACAACTTTGTAGGCGGAAACAAGGTCGATGTTGTGATCCATACTAAACTGAATAACGTCTGGTGGAACGCTATCAAGTGAAGTAATGGAAGGATTCAACTTGCCGAGTTCTGCGATATCAGCGTTAATCTGTGAAAAAGTAGCCTGTGCTTTCTGCTGTTCTATAACGGCCTGTGCCTGACGTATAACAGGATTGTTGTTAATGAAGTTATCAAGCACTGACGGATCTACTCCGTTCTGCTGCAACTGCTCTTTAGCCTTCATTTCTTCCTGAGCGTCAAGCGCTGCGAGATAGTCTCGCTCTGAACGAATAGGCTGCCCGGTTTTAGGATTCTTTAAGTGACCGAAACGCCTTGCATATTCAGCGTCTCTTGCCCGCATCTCCGCTTCGGATTTCCTCCGAGCTGCGGCTGCTATGGCATTGACATCAACTGTCTGCTGCTGTTCCGGCTCCTGTTCGGTAGCCTCTGTACTCTCTTGCGACTCCTGTGGTTCAGCGGATTCCACATCGTTTACGCTTGATTCCTCAACATCTGCACTCTCATAGGATGTGTCTACTGTTGATTCCTCGGTAGTGGTAAGATTTTCCATTCCGTCCATATTCTGTTTTCCTCCTGGATTTTTACGCTTTTCCTGCGAAGATATGATTTATATGTATTAAAAAAGCGCTTCTGCGGGATCCCCACTGAAACGCTCTCTTAACTCTTTATTCGACAGGCCCCGCATCAAGCGGTATTCTTTCTTCGCCTATCTCTTTTTGGAAGTTCTTGCAGTTCCTATTCCTACAGGAATACTTAATCAGCATGAACATATCGACTGTGCCATCCTCTTTTAAGTGATAGCCATATGATGTTTTACTGATAACTGCTTCTATGTTACATACCGGGCATAGCATTAGGCATACCTCCCATCGCTTGCATCTGTTCGGCTTGCATCTGTGCAGCCTGTTCCTGCTGTTGCTGTTCCGCAAGGCGTTCCTCAATGACACGCTTGATCTCGCCCGCATGAGGATAATCGTTGCGCTCCTGTTCAAGCCAGTACAGATATGCGGTCTTGAGGTCTCCTAAGATACCAAAAGCACCACTCTGTAACTTCATATCTGCCTGATTCCACATAGCCTCTCTATTAACGAGAAGTGTGCTTGTAGGATCTGTCTCAAAGATAAACTCATCATTCCAGTAAGGCGCTCCCGCCTGATCTATCTTGAGGAAGTCCTTTTTATCGAAATGAGAATAGTTCATGCTTCCGTCAGTGTTTGTCGAGATAACAGGAATAGGTTGATCTGCATAGGCAAGAGCAAACTTAAACATCATCTCATACAGTTTTGCGTAAGCATCATTCTTCATGACACGCTTAGATTCAAGTCTGCCCGCTGCCTGATTGATTGAATACTGCTTTGCTGTTCCCGAAAGAGCCGAACTATCGTATTTACCCTGAAATGAATCGGTAATACCGAGTGTTGACTTAGCCCACTGATAGTTTTCCTCAAGAACCATCCTATCCTGAGCGCAATCAGCCTGTACTGTAATGACATCAATCAAGGCTTTATCTGCCGGATTCTCTACACGAATGACCTTGAACTCCTCATCCGTGGTCTCAACTCCGATAGAACGGGGTAATGTGACGTATGATCCACCCTTTAAGAGTTTTTCATTTATCTTTGAACCGAGTTTTTTAACAGTTTCCTGCTGATCTCGGATAGCATTTACATCACTTGAGCCTAACAAGTGCCTATCTCTTGAAATATTCTTGCGTAAGATAAGCGGGTAAGCATCAGGCTTGTAATAATCGACTTCGATCTCTTTTTCTTCCTGAGACTGTTGCATTTCACCCGTCAGAGGGTTAATTTCTATCTTTTCTTCAAAGAGATGTACCTTTTCAGTGGGATCTTTTTCCTTCTTCCACTTCTTAGAGCCGCAATATTCGCACTCAGTTTCGTTTCCACGCCTCGGCTCACCGCATTTAGCGCAGACTTCAAGGATTCTGGCTTGATAATCTTCCATATCCTCAAGTGTTACGTCACCGCACCACCTGAAAATGCCGATTCCGCCATCCTTATTCTTGTAATATGCCGTAACAACAGTGACTAAATCATCACTTGCAACGCCTTTTCGGATGTCAAGGTCTGTTTCTTCCTCGGTTTTTACGTCTTTATCGAACCGAAGTTTGACATATTCCTTAGTCTGAGCCGTTCTTGTGAAGATGTAATCCATCTGAGCCACATCCATAACCCCGGCTTGAGGTATAACATTCCTCGGATGGAGCGTTGACACGGCTAAATCACCGATATTGCAGTGAAAACCTTTGGTGTTATCCCATTCCACAAGGAAGAAATCGCCTCCCTGTATGGGAACGATACGCTCTTGCAGGTCATTCAAGCGCTTAAAGTCCAATAAACGCACTTCATTTTCAAGGAACTTCTCTATTTTTGTAGCCAATTCCTCATCTTCTGCGTGAATAGCAGTAACCTTCGGCATAGGAACTGAGGTATCGACCTGAGATTCTATCAACTCATAGACTATATTGCGGACATTAATGGCCTGTTTAGGAGCCATAGTGTTCTTGTTAGGGCCATATGAGATTTTAGTGCCTTCGTAGTATTCCTCATTGATATCCATATCCTTGAGGACATCATCATACTTACTCTTAGCGGTCTCATATTTGCTCTGCCATTCTTTGAGTTTTTTAGTTGCTTCTGGATTTTTTATCTGCTCCATAGTCCTTTTCAGCCAGTTCATAACCTCGGCTCTCCCAACTCTCTTACCATTAACTCTTTTACTTCACGGCTTGCGTGCTTGTAATCTTCTATTAAGTCCTCTCTCCATTTAGGCCGATCATCTTTCGCTCTGTCAGGGAGGGGCGCTCTAACCCACCATATACAAAAACACCGCAGACTATCGACATCATGTGTCAAGTCATGCGGCTGCTTAGCGTATACTTTCGGTTTATTCTTATCTTTTTGTATCTTCT